GACCCATACTGTCAATAAACATTCGAGTTGGTGATCCGTAAATCAGCTCCATCTCACCTGACCGATGCAGAAATGTCGGTTTGGACTGAGGTGGTCAATGACCAACCAGCCACTTCGTTTACGGCTACCCATTCTCCACTGCTTGAGATGTACTGTCGGCACATAGTACAAGGTCGTATCTTGGCCGATGAGATTCTCAACTTTGACAGAAGCTGGCTTGCCGATGACGATGGCCTCAAGCGGTATGATCGATTGCTTGGTATGGCGGAGCGCGAAACACGAGCCGCTTCTTCATTGGCTACTCGTATGCGTATCACGCGCCAAGCACTTCACCCTGAAACAGCGAGTAACGAAGTTGCTCGACATGTAAAATCTAAAAAGCCGTGGGAAATGGCTGAGATGGCAGATAACGAATAACGATGGCTAAACTATCAGCAAGAACGCTTAGGAATGTAAAGTGGATTGAATCAAACCTATACATTCCTGATGGCAGAATGGTGGGTCAGCCCTTTTTGCTGACAGGTGAACAAAAAGAGTGGATGGAACTGATTTACGGATCACCAACTCGAATGTTTATTGACAGTATGGGTCGTAAGAATGGTAAGACTACTTTCTCTGCTGCCATTACGTTGCTTCACCTGGTTGGCCCTGAGTATGTACACAATGGTCAGATATTCTCGGCAGCCCAATCTCGTGACCAAGCCGCCATTCTTTTCAGCTTGTGCGCTAAAATGGTCAGACTGTCACCTACATTGTCACAGTTTGTCGGCATACGTGATACGGCTAAACAGCTCTACTGTACTGAGCTTGGGACATTGTATAGAGCATTGTCTGCGGATGCCTCAACAGCTTACGGATTAAGTCCGTCACTTATTATTCACGATGAGTTGGGTCAGGTTAAAGGCCCTAGGTCTGAATTGTTTGAAGCATTAGAAACAGCGGCTGGCGCTCAGGCCTCTCCTTTGAGTATTGTAATTAGTACACAGGCGAGGACAGACGGTGACTTACTTTCAATTCTTATTGACGATGCTCTTAGTGGCGCAGACCCAACAATCAAAGTTATTCTTTACACGGCTCCATTGGAGGATGATCCGTTTGAAGAAGCAACAATTAAGAAGGCGAACCCACATTACAAGCTGATGAATAAAGCGGAAGTGATGAAGCAAGCGTCTGATGCCAAGCGGATGCCAAGCTCAGAGGCTTCTTACCGTAACTTAATTTTGAATCAGCGCGTAGAATCGTCAAATCCGTTCATAACTAGGACAGTTTGGCAAGAAAACGGTGAATTACCAGCAGAAATGGATGGATTGTCGTTTTATGCAGGTTTAGACCTTTCTTCTGTAAATGATTTGACTGCACTTGTACTTGTAAGCGATAATGGAGATGTTCATTGTAGGTTTTGGTTGCCAGAGGAAGGATTAGCTGAGAAATCAAGGTCTGACAGGGTTCCGTATGATTTATGGGCTAAAGACGGTTATTTGCTAACCACGCCTGGTCGTTCCATTGAATACGAATTTATTGCTTACGAATTGCGTGATATATTTAATACATGTAATATTAAACAATTAGCATTTGACCGATACAACATGAAGTTCTTACGACCTTGGCTTGAAAAGGCAGGGTTCAGTGAAGATGAGCTTGAGAGGTTTGTTGAGTTTGGACAGGGATTTATTTCCATGTCACCAGCAATCCGTGAATTAGAATCTAAATTGCTACAGAAGCAATTAAAGCATGGAAATCATCCTGTGCTTACAATGTGTGCTGCAAACGCTATAACAGTAAACGACCCTGCTGGTAATCGTAAGTTTACGAAACAGAAGTCTAACGGAAGAATTGATGGTATGCAAGCGTTAGCTCAAGCTGTTGGTGTCATGCCACAAGAAGCGGAAGCTGATTTTGATGAATATTTAAGGAACGCCATTTCACTATGAACTTTTTTACTAGAATTGGTAGCTGGATGCAAGAAGGTCTTAGGCGCATTGTAGGCGTTCAATATGGCATCCCATCAGCTTACGCAGACACCTCCGCATCACCAGTTACCTTTGACAGTGCCTTACAACTAAGTTCCGTGTGGGCTTGCGTTAAGTTAATCTCTGAAACAGTATCTAGTTTACCTCTAACCGTCTATAAACTCACTCCAAATGGCCGTAGAATTGACACAAATCACCCATTAACATTACTTTTTAACGGTAAAGTGAACCGTTATCAGACAAAAATAGAGTTTTTTGAAACAGTTTTGCTTAATTTGCTTACTTCTGGCAATTCTTACTGTTATGTGCAGAAAATCAATGATCGCATAGTCGGTTTGCTGCCATTGATGTCGGCTGACATGACAACTACTCTTTTAGAGAATGGTTCTATAGTTTATGAGTATGCAACCGATACTGGCGTCAATATTTATGCAGAAAGCAACATTTGGCACTTAAAACTGATGGGCAACGGTGTTATTGGGCTAAGTCCACTAGCATACCAACGAAATACACTAGGCATTGCTCAGGCGGCTGAATCTGCCGTTACAAACATTTATAAGAACGGTGCCAAACCGTCAGGCGTTTTGTCTATGGACAAGTTTTTGACACAAGAGCAACGTGATTTGGTTCGCAGCAAGTTCTACAACTTGTCAGCAGGTTCTGAAGAAAGATTGATGGTGCTTGAAGGTGGCATGAAGTTTGACGCAATCAGCTTGTCACCGCAAGATATTGAGTTGTTGGCATCTCGTCAATTCCAGATTAGTGAGATATGCCGTTGGTACGGTGTGCCTTCTGTAATGATTAACGATACATCAAGTTCTACCGTGTGGGGTTCGGGTATTGAGCAAATAGTGTCAGGCTTCTACAAGTTGACATTAAGACCATTAATGGAGAAAATTGAAGCGTCTATTTTAATTAACTTAATGACTACTTCTGACGCACAGCGCCATGAGGTTGAATTTGACTTTAACGCACTGACTCGCTCTGACCTAAAAACAAGGTTTGATTCATACCGTGTTGGTATCTATGGAGGCTTTATGACACCTAACGAGGCTAGAAGGTTAGAAGGTATGCCTGATGAAGAAGGTGGAGATAGCTTATACATGCAAGGTGCAAACATGAAACTAACGGACATTGAAACTAACCCATTGGGGGCTGCAAATGGAAACCAAACAAATATCACTAGCTAATACGGAGCTAAAATTCGTAGGCAATGCTTTTGCCTTTAGCGGATATGCTTCTATGTTTAACGGTGTCGATTCTTATGGCGATACGATTGAACCAGGCGCATATAAGAATACATTAGAAGGGCGTGAGCGACCAGTTCGCATGCGTTGGAACCATTATGGCGATATTATCGGCAAGTGGACTAGCATACGCGAAGATGACAAAGGATTGTATGTAGAAGGCGAGTTGACTCCTGGTCATACTAAGGCAGCAGACGTATTTGCCTCATTAAAACACGGTGCGATTGATGGCTTGTCTATTGGTTATCGCGTAAAAGCGTTTAATCAGATGGACAACGACAGACGCTTACTTAAAGAAATTGATTTAGTAGAAATTAGTGTAGTTGAAGAACCTGCCGACTTAGCAGCTCGTATTTCAGAAGTTAAGTCAGCATTAGAGTCAGCTAATTCATTAAAAGAAATCGAGAGCTTACTGCGCGATGTTGGCGGCTTCTCAAGGGTTGATGCGAAGCATCTTGTTAGTAAAATCAACTCCCTAAATCAGCGTGAAGCTGAGGCGGAAAAACAAAAACAAGATATTGCAAGTTTATTACTTAAATTTGGCATTTCGCCTAATAAATAAAGGATACTATTATGTCTGAAGAAATCAAATCAATGTTGGAAAGCGGCTTAAAAACCCTTTCTGAAAAACAAGTTGCCCTTGAGAAATCAATGGAGCAATACCACGGTCAATTGGATGAAAAATCCAAAGTTGACACAGAAGTTAAATCAGAAGTTAAACAATTAGCTGAAGATTACTCTAAAATCAACGCAGAAATCACAGCTTTAGGTCAAAAATTAGCTGATGGCGTAAAATCAAAAGAAGAATCAGTTATTTTGAGTGCTGGTGATGAGTTTGTTAAATCAGAACAGTTCAAATCATTCCTAAACGCTAATAGCCGCAATGCTATCATCCGCATGGAAGTGAAAAACACTGTTACTTCTGGTTCTACAACTTCTTTCCCATTACAACGTGCTGGTATCATCCCAGGTGATTTCGCTCCTGTAACTATTCGCCAAGTATTGCCATCTATCGGTGTTAGTAGCAACATGGTAAACAGCCTACGTGAAGCCTCATGGACTAACGATGCAGCTGGCGTTGCTCAAGGTGCTGCTAAACCTGAATCAGATATCACATTTGAACAATACAATGTTCCAGTTGAAACTGTAGCTCACTGGATCAAAGTATCTAATCAATTATTGGCTGATGCTCCTGCTGTTGCTGCTTACATCAACACACGTTTACGTGATGGTCTAGCACAAAAAGTTGATAGCCAACTATTGAACGGTAACGGTACATCTCCTCAATTATCAGGCTTAACAGATTCAGGTAACTTCACTGCTTACACTGCTGTTGCTGGTGACTTGCTAGTTGATGCTATCAACCGCGCTAAATATCAATTGTGGGCTATTGGTCGCGCACCAGACACAGTTATTGTAAACCCAGCTGATTGGGGTGCAATGGAGCGTACTCGTGAGTACACAGCCACTGGCGGTGCTTACTTGTATGGTATGCCTGGTATGTCTGCTAGCTCAAATCCATTTGGCGTTCAAGTTGTAATGTCAAACAACATGGCAGCTGGTAAATTCTTGATTGGTCAATTGAATGGCTCTGCTATTGTTTATGACCGCCAAGGTTCTACTGTTGAAATGGGCTACATCAACGATGACTTCACTAAAAACTTAGTGACAATCCGCGCTGAAGAACGCCTAGGTCTTGGTGTTGACCGCCCTACAGGTATCTTGTACGGTGATTTCACTGCTGAAGCTGCTTAATAGCTAGATAAAGGGGAGCTGGAGAAATCCACTCCCTTTTTTAATTTGGAGTATATTATGAAAGTAAAAGCACTTAAGGTTTTTTACCATGATCGTTTAGGTAAGGTAAATATTGGGCAAGAAGTTGATTTGCCTCAAAACCAAGTTAATATGTATTTAGAAAAGAAAGCCATTGAAGTTTATGCTACTAAAGTAGCAGAGCCAAAAGTTGAAGCTGTTAAAGAAGTGGTTGAAGCAGTTAAAGTTACAAGAACAAAAGCTAAATAATTATGAACATTAAATTCCCATATTGGCAGGGCTTATTAAAACTATTAACCGATATGGGTGATGGTACCTATGCGGAAAGGGTAGAGGCATACCCTCCTAAAGTTTTGATGACAGATGGGGATGGCACATACGCTCGTATGCGCGTAGATGTTGGGCAAACTGGCTTTTTTGCTGGCCGTGAGGCTAGAACATTTTATGAGTTTGCAATTCCAACAGAAGAAGAACAAGTTATTAAAGTTGTAGCGCCAATTAATACGATTATTCAAAGTTTTGGTGGTGAGTTGCATTTAGCTGAAATGAGAATTGAATTAAGATACGGCGGAACTGAAGGCGGTACATTTGCCACGTCACTTCCAATATTTAGAACAAATACAATGACTTCTGCATCTACTTACACGCCACAAATAACAATGGCTACTGGCGGAACACATACTGGTGGTACTACTGTTGATTTAATACACTTATTTAGTGGCAATAATACAAATAAAGCAGTCGATAGCTCTGCATCAGAAGATCAGCCACAAGGTTTCCCTGCTGGAACATATTATATTCATTTAATTAATATTGATGGCGCAACAGCAACTGGGATATTTAGAGCAAGATGGGAAGAACGACCTTAATGTTTACATAGTAAAAAAACTTAAGGTATAATGATTGTAGATAATTGAATAGATACTAACGAGGTAAGTTATGCCAGCAGCAAATTATGATTTATATATTGAGCAGGGCGCAACTTATTCTCAAGAATTTGTATGGAAAGATAGCGAAGGTACGCCTATTGATTTATCAACATACACTTCTCGTATGCAAGTTCGTCAAGTTAAAACAGAGAATATCATATTAAACCTAACTAATACTAGCGGAATGACGCTTGGTGCAGATGGGTCAATTAAAATAGAAGTATCAGCAACGGCTACGTCTGCACTTCCAACATTAAGTGCTAGATACGATTTAGAGTTGCAAAGTACAGATGGAACGGTAACAAGACTACTTCAGGGAGAGGTTGTTATTTCAGCAGAGGTTACTAGATGACAGATGTTGTTGAAGTTATCCGTGATTTAGCCCCACAAATCGTTGATGTATATGTCGATCAAGAGCCTACGATAGTAAATGTTGTAGCTGTTGGGCCACAAGGCCCTCCTGGGCCAGCTTCACCAGATATTGCTGGGTATCCAGTTTCTGCGGAAGATTTAATTAACGGAGATGTATTAGGTTTTAATGGAGCAGCTTGGTATAACAGGCGGCAAGAATCTCTAGCAGATGGTGGAAATTTTTAATTAAGGAATTATCATGGCAAATACAATCAGAGTTAAACGTAGGGCTAGTGGCGGTGGTGCTGGCGCTCCAGCATCTTTAGCAAACGCTGAGTTAGCGTTTAACGAACAAACGAATGTTCTGTACTACGGAACAGGCACTGGAGGCTCTGGCGGTTCTGCTACTAGCGTTATTGCCATTGCTGGTAATGGCGCATTTGTCGATACATCAACAACACAAACTGTTGGTGGTACCAAAACATTCAGCAATACTATTACTGGCTCTGTAAGTGGCAATGCTGGCACCGTAACGAATGGTGTGTACACTACTGACACTGGCACAGTGACCAACACAATGTTGGCTGGCTCAATTGCCAATGCTAAATTAGTAAACTCAAGCGTAACGGTTGGTACAACAGCTATTGCTCTTGGCGCGTCATCAACTACATTGGCTGGTTTAACTTCAGTCACATCAAGCAGCTTTGTTGGCCCTTTAACTGGTAATGCCTCAACTGCAACGACTGCCGCCGCTTTAACTACACCTCGTACAATTGCCTTAACTGGCGATGCCACTGCTTCAGGCACATTTGATGGTTCAGCAAACTACTCACAAGCATTAACCCTTGCTACAGTAAACAGCAATGTTGGTCAATTCATGCGCGTTACTGTAAACGGCAAAGGTTTAGTGACTGCCGCAACAACTGCAAACATTAACAACTTAACCGTTCCAACTGCTGACTATGCTTTTGGTGGTTTTAAAATAACAGGTCTTGCCGATCCAGTGTCAGCACAAGACGCTGCTACCAAACAATATGTGGACAGCGTTGCACAAGGTTTAGACCCTAAAGCATCATGCGTTGCGGCTACTACTGCAAACATTACTTTGTCAGGCCCACAAACTATTGATGGCGTGTCTGTTATTGCTGGTGACAGGGTATTGGTTAAAAACCAAACAACTCAAGCACAAAACGGTATTTATGTTGCTGCGGCAAGCACATGGTCACGCGCAGCAGATATGGATGCTTGGGCTGAAGTGCCAAATGCGTTTACCTTCGTTGAAGGTGGTACAACTCAGTCAGATACAGGCTTTGTATGTACAGCCAATGCTGGCGGCACTATCGGCACTACAGCAATTACATTTGTGCAGTTTAGTGGAGCTGGTACATATACAGCCAGCACTGGCTTAACACTAACTGGTGGTGCATTTAGCATCACTAACACATCAGTTACAGGTGGCTCTTACGGATCAGCTTCTAGCGTAGGTACATTTACTGTCAACGCTCAAGGTCAGCTAACTGCGGCTGGTTCTACAGCGATTGCTATTGCTAACACACAAGTTAGTGGTCTTGGCACTATGTCAACACAAGCCGCAAGCAATGTGGCAATCACAGGTGGCTCAATTACCAACCTAACAACCTTTGATGGAATTACAATTGACGGTGGCACATTCTAAGTAATATTAACCCTGCTATATAGCAACGAAAGGGAAGCCACATGGCTAATGTAATTAAACCAAAGCGCTCCAATACTGCCGCTAAAGTGCCTAACACATCCGAACTATTATCGGGTGAGTTAGGTGTAAACATGGCAGATAGAAAAGTTTACATCAACAATGGCACATCTGTTGTTCAAGTCGGGGCTGGCGTATTGTCAGCCCTTGGCGATGTTGTTTTAACTTCACCATCAAACGGTCAAACCCTATCTTACAACGGCACCAATTGGGTCAATGCAGCCGCTGGAGCAGGAACGGTTACATCAGTTACAGGCACCTCTCCAATAGCTTCATCAGGTGGATCAACGCCAGCAATCAGTTTATCTGCCAACTATGGCGATACATTAAATCCTTACGCAAGCAAGACAGCCAATACATTTTTAGCAGCACCAAACGGTAGTGCTGGCGTTCCGTCATTTAGAGCTGTTGTAGCTGCTGATATTCCGACCCTAAACCAAAACACAACTGGTAGCGCGGCTACCTTTACAAGCACCGCTCAAAACTCACAATTTAACTCAGTTGGCGTAGGTGCTGCTGCTTCAGCCGTGGCAGGTAGAATAAACTCTACTACTGCCATAATAACTCCCAATACTTCTGGCGTTTCTACTGGCTTAAACGTAGTCAATGGGGACATAACTACCTATCGTACAGGCGGCACTACAGGTGTAATTTATTTAAGCAATTCTGGTACTAAGTATTTATATTATGATGGCACTAACTATAATATGCCTGGTGGGGCTATTATTTCTAACAATATTACTGCTGCAGGTAACGTCACAGGCACAGCAACAAACGTAACAGGCACAGTTGTTATTGCTAACGGTGGTACAGGCGCAACAACAAATACTGCCGCAAGAACAAACCTAGGTGCAACAACCGTAGGTAGTAACTTCTTTACGCTAACAAACCCAAGCGCAATTACATTTCCTAGAATGAACGCTGACAACACCGTTTCTTCTTTAGACGCGGCAACATTCAGAACAGCGATTGGTGCAGGCACAGGTTCAGGAACGGTTACAAGCGTTACAGGCACAGCACCCGTTGTTTCAAGCGGTGGCGCGACACCTGCAATAAGCATGGCGGCGGCAACAACATCTGTTAATGGTTACTTAACATCAACTGATTGGAACACTTTTAATGGCAAGCAAGCGGCTTTAGGCTTTACGCCATATAACGCAACAAACCCAAGTAATTATATTGCACTTGCATCAGCAATCACAGGTTACACAGTTGGCACAAACACCGCATTAGCGGCAACTGATACTTTGCTTGCAGGTCTTGGTAAGATTCAAGGTCAAATCAATGCTAGAAGCGGAACGGTTACATCGGTTGGCGGCACAGGCACAGTTTCAGGGCTGACGCTTACAGGCACAGTAACAACAACGGGCAACTTAACCCTTGGCGGCAATTTAAGCATTACTGCCGACATGATTTATCAAAGTTTTACTGCAACAGCATCACAAACAACATTTACACCAACTACCGCATACACTAGCGGCAAGATTGATGTGTTTGCTAATGGGATAAAAATGGTTAATGGTTCAGATGTAACAGTAACAAGCGGCACAAGCGTTGTATTTGCAACAGGGGTTGCTGTAAATACCCGTGTTGATTTAGTTTACCCAATTTAGGATTATTTCATGGACACCCAATCATTACTTAACCTTTTATTTTCATCCGCAGGGTTGATACTTGGTCGGTTTTTTCTGCGGTATCTGTTGGCACGCTGTTAAAATGACCAGCAAACCAATCGGCAGGGTTTTTAAGTAATTCATCGCGTTCCTTTTGCGCTTTTAACTGTTCGCGTTGAACCGCCCACTTCACTATAAGTAAAAGCAGGCGGTCAATGATGTCAAATAACTTAAGCATTGCCCTTATCTTTGGTAAATACACCCAAAACGCCCATCAACGCTAATCCTGCGCTTACCACGGCGTTTATTTGTTCGGGTGATA